GTTGTTAATGAAACGGAAGTTGTTACTTATAACGACTTAACAGTTAAAGAGTTAAGAGATATTGCAAAAGAACGTAATATCGAAGGTTATTCAACACTAAGCAAAGAGGAACTTATCGCAGTATTGGAGGGATAGCATGGAAAATATCACTCAAGCAAAAATATTGCTAGGGATTGAGGATGAACTTCAAGATAAGTTACTAACAACCATAGCGACGTTGACGACTGCTAACTTTTTAGCCTATGCAGGCGTGGATGATGTCCCAGAAGGTCTCGAGTATATTATTACCGAGGTCATTATTAAACGATTTAATAGAATAGGCGCTGAAGGGATGACTAATCATTCCTTGGAAGGTACGTCTATGACATTTAACTCTGATGATTTCAAAGAATACGATAGTGTGATTAAGCGAGTTTTTTCAAAAACATTCAATGCGGGGTTTAAGATGCTATGAGATACAACGAAAGAGTGGAAATTATCGCTAAGCAACAAGAAGAGTACAATCCAGAAACGGGCGAATATACTTCTAATGAAGAAGAAAAAATTATCGTTCCAGTTCATGTAATGGACTTGGGCATTGATAAGCAAGTCGCAGTTTTCGGAGAGTATAAACGAGGTTCAAAAGTGGTTTATTTCCAAAATGCGCCTAAAGTATCATTTACTTATCTCATTTATCGAAAAGAACGTTATAAATGTAGAGCAGATAAACAGTCTGGAAGAGTATTCTATTTAGAAAAGGATAACTCAGTTGAGTAGCTTACAATTTGAATTAAAAGGCCTTGAGAAACTTCAAGCTAAACTTCAAAAAGTCGCTAAAATGGAAGAGGTTGAGCGCATTGTTGAGAAACACGGTTCAGATATGCAGAAAAAAGCAGTTAACAACGCTTCCAAGTTTAGAGGGCACTACGAAGGTAGAGGCAAAAATAAACGTTTCGTCAAACCAACAGGGGCGACTAAACGCTCTATTTCTGTCAATAGTAGTAAGGTCGGTAGATTCAAGTATAGAGTGGCGCCAGGGACTGCTTACGCCGCTTACGTTGAATTAGGAACTCGCAAAATGAGCGCACAACCGTTTATCAAACCAGCTTTTGACGAACAGAAAAAACTATTTAAAGACGATTTGGAGAGGTTGGTTAAATGAAATCAAGAGAGCAAGCAATTTTCGACAGCGTGTTTAAACGTTGTCTTTTATTGGGTTATAAAACATACGACTATAAGCCAGACGACAATGTGCCTTATCCGTTCGTGGAGTTAGAGGATACTACTTCTATATTAGTACCTAACAAAACGGACGTAAAAGGTACGGTCGAGCTGGTCTTATCGGTGTGGAGTACCCGTAAAAAACGTAAACAAGTATCGGATATGTGTTCGAGTATCCTAGCAGAATCGATGAAGATTGTTGAGGCGGACGGCTATTATGTAGCCTTGAATATCTCGCAGTCTACAATATCGATTTTTGACGACAATACGGCAATCGAACCACTTAAACGTGGTCGTGTTCGTCTAGTATTTACAATTTTATAAAAGAAAGAGGTTAAAAATATATGCCAATTGCAAAAAAAGGGATTGACAGTATCCTATTATTCCGCTTGTTAGGCGAAGCAAGCAAAGCGGACGGAGCTAAATTAGCATTCCAAACTGAACACTCAACAGAGAAAAGCCGTGATACAAACTCAGTTAAAACTAAAGACGGAGTTTTACAATCAGTCGGAGGTATTGAGGTTTCAATCACAGCTACAACGATCATGGCGGAAGATGACGAGCTAGTTGCTAAGTTAGAAACTGCTATGGACAAAGGCGAACTTGTAGAAGTTTGGGAAATTGAAAAGAACGCTAAGAAAAAAGGCGATAAATTCGAGTCAGTGTACTATCAAGGTTACTTAACATCATTCAAGAAAACTAAGAACGCTGAAGACTTAATTGAGTTAGAACTTGAATTCGCAGTTAACGGAACTGGTGTTAAAGGTTATGCAACTCTTAACACTAGTCAAGCAGAAGTAGTTCAATATGAATTCGCTGATACAACAAAAGGAACAGCTAGTCCAGCAAGTCCAGTAGCTGGTGTACCTGGAATCGGTGGTTAGAAATTAAGAGAGGTTAACGCCTCTCTTTTTTATTGTATTTTTTTAGAAAAAGGAGAAAACAACAATGCAATTAAAAATCAATGATAAAACTTACAACATTAAATTCGGAGTGAAATTCGTTCGTGCGCTTGATAAAGCTTATCCAATCGAGCAACAAGGCTTGAAATTTGGAATGGCTCTATCTGCTAAAATCCCTGAATTATACGCAAAGAATATCGCTTCATTAGCTGATATTATCTACTACGGAACAGTTACAGAAAGCCCTCGCCCTTCATTATCGGAAGTTGAAACATACGTTGAAGAGTGCGAAGATCTAGAACAATTGTTTGATGATGTACTTCAAGAATTGAGTGAGTCGAATGCGGGTAAGTCTTTGCTGTCGGAGATGAACCAAGGTCTCAAGAAGAAATAATTGAGAAATCATCTCTAGAAACGTTTGAGGAAATCATTATTAATTGTGTCCGATTTTTAAACATTACAGACATGAACGAGATTGGTCGTATGACAATGTACGAATACGACTTGTTGATGACTGGAGTGTTGTTAAGAAAGCAAGATGAAGACGAACTCTTACATCGTTCTGCTTGGTTAACTAGACAGGTAGAAGCTACTAAATCGGACGGTAAAACTCCTTTATACAAAAAGTACAGTGATTTTTACAAGAAAAAAGATACTAAACAAAAGTATCAACTCTCAGACGAAGAGAAAGAACTATTACTGAGAGCAAACAAGTAATGAAAGGAGGTATATAATGGCAGAGACTTATTCAGTCGAGGCGGTGTTAACCGCAGTCGATAAGGGAATGAGTTCTACTTTGAACGGGTTACAAAAAGCAATCAACGGACTTCAAAAGACATCGTCTACATTCGATAATATTTCGAATAAGAGCAGTTCGATGTTTAAGTCAATGCTTAAGGCTGACCTTGTAAGTTCGGCAATCAAGTCAGCGTTTGGAAGTGTTAGAAGTGTCATGGGCGAAATGGTCGGTGAGTTGAACAGTTCCAAGAAAGCGTGGGATACGTTCGATGGAAACCTCAGTAAGCTAGGTTGGGGTAAAGACCAAATCAACCAAGCTAAAGAGGCTATGCAGGATTATGCGACTAAAACTATTTACTCAGCTTCAGATATGGCTAGTACGTTCTCTCAAATGGCGGCAATCGGTCGTAATGATAGCAACGAGCTTGTAAAGGCTATGGGTGGTCTAGCAGCATCCGCAGAGAATCCTAAGCAAGCCATGACGTCCCTTTCTCAACAAATGGTACAGGCTTTAGCTAAACCGAAGCTTACGTGGCAGGACTTCCGTATCATGATGGAACAAGCTCCAGCAGGTATGAGTGCAGTTGCTAAAGAAATGGGAATGACGCTGAATGAATTGATTACTAAAATTCAAGATGGACAAGTTAAAACTGATGATTTCGCTGAAGCGTTTAAACGTGCAGGTATGACCATGCAGGACATGGCTACGAGTTACAAGACAATTGACCAAGCTTTAGACGGATTGAAAGAAACACTTTCAAACAAATTAAAGCCAGCTTTTGATACATTGTCTAAGGCAGGTATTAAGGCACTCGAGGCAATCATGAACCAGCTTGACAAAGTTGATTTCAATAAACTAGCCTCAGGGATTGAGAGTTTTGTAAGCAAGATTGATTTCGATGCAGTCATTGAAAAAATAACATCGTTCGTTGGTTCTGCTGTTGCTAAAATTAAAGAATTTTGGCAAGGTTTCTCAAATACAAGTGCGATTTCTGATTTTAAACAGGCATTGAGCGAAGTTTGGGAGGCAGTTAAGAAAGTATTTTCTTCACTTGCTGGAGGAGATACGGCTTCATTTGGCGAAAAGGTTGGGAAAGCCTTGAGTGCAGTTTCAAAGGCATTACAGGCTTTTGCTAAAATAGTTCAAAGTCTAAGTCCAGAACAGATAAGAGCTATTGCCACAGCTTTTATTGGCTTCAAAGTGGCACAAAGGTCAACAAAATTATTGGCAAATGCTTTAATCGGATTGAGCAAAGGAGTAGGCGCAATCAAGGCTGTTTTTGGCGGTTTAGCAAGCTTTGCAAGAGTTGCAAAGATTTTAAGTGGTATCGCTAAAGGTTCTCAAGCTGCTAGTTCGGCATTAACATTCTTGTCTGGAAGTTCAAAACTTGCTAAGGGTGCAATGATTGGATTGAATATCTTTAGTAAGGTAGGCGGTTGGATTGGTTCTGCGGTTTCTGCAATCGTTGCTTTCCTCGGTCCAGTTGGATTGATTATTGCTGCAGTTGTAGCAATCGGTGTAGCGTTTGTTGTCCTATGGAATAAATGCGAAGGTTTTAGAAATTTCTTCATCGGGTTATGGGACGGTATCGTCAACGTTGCCTCAAATGCTTGGAAAGGTATTCAAGGCGCTTGGGACGGTATGGTAGAGTGGTTCTCTAATCTATGGAACGGAGTAAAAGAAACTGCTTCAAATGCTTGGAACGGTTTCCTTGAAAAAGCTAAGCCAGTCATTGACGCTATTAAAAAGGCGTGGGATAGCATTAAGGAGTTCTTCTCTGGACTTTGGGAAGGCATTAAACAAATTGCCTCGAATGTTTGGAATAGTTTCCTAGAGGGCGCTCAACCAATCGTGGAGGCTTTAATGAATGTATGGAACGCCTTGACGGAGTTCTTTACGACATTATGGGACGGTATTGTTTCAATCGCAAAAACGGTTTGGAATGGTATTGTCGAAGTTGTTACGGCTGTTGTTGAAACGGTTAAGAACGTATGGAACGGAATAGCAGAGTTTTTTAGCAACCTATGGAAAGGAATTACAGAGGCGTCTACTGTAGCGTGGAATGGTTTTGTTGATTTCCTTACTCCTATCATTGAAACAATCAAAGGATTGTGGAATGGTTTCCTTGAGTTCATGACCTCGATTTGGAATGGTGTCGTTTCAGTTGCCGCAACTGTTTGGAACACACTCCAGCCTATTATTGAGGCGGTATGGACTGCTATTCAAACATATATCTCAACAGCTATTGAAAATATTAAAACTGTTATCTCAACTGGAATGCAAATTGTTCAAGAAGTATGGAATGCGGTTTGGACGGTGTTTACAACGATTGTTCAAACTGTATGGACGGTCATTTCAACGGTAATTTCAACAGTCTTGAATGTGATTGCTGGAATTATAAACACGGTTACTGCTGTAATCAAAGGAGATTGGAGTGGTGCTTGGGAGTCAATTAAAGGAATTGCGAATACTGTTTGGGAAGGTATTAAGACAATCATTTCAACAGTTATCAATGCAATTAAGGACATCATTAGTACCGTTTTAGGTGCGATTAAGAATACCGTTTCAGCAATCTGGGAAGGTATTAAGAGCATTTTCACAACAACAATCAATGCGATTAAAGAGACTGTAATTAACGTTGGGAACGCCTTGAAAGAAGGTTTCTTGGGTGCATTAGATGCACTTAAGGGCGGAGTTTCAAGTGCAATCGAGGCGATTAGTGGTTTCTTTGGCAGATTATGGAATATTGATTTAAGCGGTGCAGGTCGTGCGATTATGGATGGTTTCCTCGGTGGGTTGAAATCAGCATGGAACGCTGTTACTGATTTTATCGGTGGCGTTGCTAACTGGATTGCAACTCATAAAGGACCTATCTCGTATGACAGACGATTGCTTATCCCTGCAGGTCAAGCCATTATGGGCGGTTTCAATAGAGCTTTAATGAGCGGATTTGAAGTTGTCAAAGGCAATGTATCTGGAATGGCAGGCGGTATCCGTTCAATGTTCGATGATGCAGGTTCTAGAGTTTCAGCGATGTCAAACGCATTGCAAGGCGATTTCTCTAATAACGTATCAGGCACATTATCAGCTACTTATGAAGTCAACCAGGCGAAAGAGCCGGCTGTTATTAACCTTGCCCTAGGTTCAAATGACTTCAGAGCCTTTGTTTCAGATATTTCTAACATTCAAAGTAAAGAAGAAAGGATAAGATTGAAGGCTTCAAGCCTTTAATGGTGGTTTAAATGTATACTTTTAATGACACGATAAAAGGCACACCGACATTTAACTCTGGTTTAGAAGTTCAATTTGGTGGTGTAAGCCTCAATCAAGAAATGAATAACGAGGACGGAACGTTTTTTGTGGCGAATACCACGGGACGGGACGTCCTTGATTTTCACCATGAAACAGCGAATATAAAAGGTCGAGACGGTCAATATCTCTATGGCGCTACTTACAAAGAGCGTGAGATTGAGATACAGGTTAGACTAACAGGCTATACAGATTTGGGAATGAGAAAGCAGTACGAGCGTTTAAATCGCTTGTTGTTTTCTCGTCAAGCTAAAAAATTAGTGTTTGGTGATGACTCAGGGCGTTATTATAAAGCTATCTTTTCAAAAGTTAAAAAACCTGAACTGGAAGACGCAAACGATACGGTTATCAAACTACATTTCGTTTGTTACGACCCGTTCAAGTATACCGAGCCTAAAACTGTAACAACTAACAAGATAACCTACAACGGAGACTTTCCAACAGAGCCTATCTTAAGGCTTACAACGCAAGAAAGTTATGAAATTCGTATCTTACATCTTGAATCGCAAAAATATATTCGATTAATATCTACTTACATTCAAGGTTCAAATCTACTTGTTAACTGCGAGACTAGAGAAATCACGTTAAACGATAGAAACGAGTTGATAAACTTCGACATGGTTAATAGTCGATATTTCAAACTTCAAAAAGGCGTCAATACATTTCAAGTTCAAGGTGCTACATTAAATAGCATTGAGTACAAAGAGGTGTTCGCATGATCTATTTATTTAATCAACTAGAGGAACTAATCGATGTAATCGATGAAGCGAGCCTTGCGGATTTTACACATACGATTGAATTGAATCAATTTGATAGAGCGAGCTTTGAAATCCCTGTAGATTACAAGCCTAACATTATCAAAGAAGCCCAGTTTTTTGGTTTCCAATCAAGAGACGGGGCTTTTTGTTTGTTTAGAATTTCTGAAAAGTCCTATGATATTGGATTGTCTATACAAGGTATAGACAGAGCAGAAAGTGACTTGCATTCATTCATCATCGAGAATAAGCGTCCTAGGGGAACTGCTGACCAAGTGTTGAGCGGAATTTTAGAAGGAACAGGCTATCAATTAGGAAATGTAGACGGCTTGACTAGAACAGGAAAATTGAGTTTCTACTATATTTCTGTTCGCCAAGCGCTCGTTAAAATAATTGAATCGTACGCTTGCGAGTTCAAGGTTAGATATACCTTTGTAGAAAACAAAATCATCGGAAGATACATTGACCTAAGCCGAAGCTTCGGTCATTTTACAGGTCATCAATTCGAGTATGGCTCTAACATTCTAGATGTTACCTACGAAGAATCATCTGATGATGTTGTAACGGCTCTTATCGGACGTGGTAAGGGTGAGCAGAGCACGGATGAAAATGGGGAAGCAACGGGCGGTTATGGTCGTAGAATCCAGTTTAAAGATGTTGTTTGGTCGGTCGCAAATGGAGACCCTGTCGATAAACCAGCAGGTCAAAATTATGTAACAAATGAGTCTGCTAGAAATATCTATGGTTTACATCAAAATGGCGTTATTAAGCATCGTTTCGGTGTATATACTAATGAGGATATTGAAGACCCAGTCGAGTTGTTAAAAGCGACTTACAAAGAGTTACAACGCTTATCAGTTCCAATCGTTACGTTTAAAGCAAATCTTTTAGATTTAGCAAATGCGATTGAGCAAGATGTTTGGATTGGTGACAGCGTCGGAATCGTAAGAGACCAGATAGGGATTGCTTTTGAAGCTAGAATCCACAAATTAGTCATCGATAAATTAGATAATAACCGTTCAGTAGCTGAGCTTGGAGATTATCAAACATTACAAGCTAAAGATCGTGCAACACGTCAACAATCAATAATAGAAGCAGTGAGTGGTTTTAGTGAATCACTAATTGACGAAGCTGTTGCGAATGAAGTCGAAAGACGAAATAAGGAATTTGACGAGAAGGTGCGAATCAACAAGCTTGAATTTGATAATGCTATAGCAGAATACAAAAACAAAGCGGAAGAAACTAAGCGTGCGCTATCTGATGAAATCAATCAAAGGTTCCAAGAATTCAGCCCAACTGGACTTGATGAAATTAAAGCAAAATCAGAGGAAGCCTTGAAGAAAGCTGGTGCGAGTGCTGACCTTGTTGAAGAAATGAAGAAAACTGTTTCTGAAAACACCAAGGATTTTCAGCGTGTTAAAGAAACTAATCAACTCTATGAGCGTATCCTAGGAAGTACGGATTCAAACGTTGCTTCAAACATCGCTCGCATGGCCTTGACCTCAGAATTGTTTGAGGTTGAAGTAGGAAAGAAATTTAGTAATCATACTAATCTATTTTATGCTCCAACCAAGATTCCTAAATACATTTCATCAGTCTCAACAGATAAGCATTTAGAACGTGTTAGTTATGGTGCCCATGACGGCATTAGAATTAACTATACTGACTCTATGACTGGTTGGTTAGGGGTTCGATTCCCTCTCACTAAGAAATTTGTCAAACAAGGCGAGGGGCTAGGATATCGTATTGAAATCGAAGTAGATAAAGTGCCCAATGATAGCAGGGTATTAATTCAATTATTGGATAACACTACAAAAATGGGAATGTATTACAACTCCCAGATTACACTTACTGAAACTGGCAATCAGGTATTTACAGGTTACTTGGACATCCCTAGAACAGGCGAACTAAACGAATATAGCCTCAGATTTACTCTTACAAGCCCAGGTAACATCGTCATTCATAAGCCTATGGTTATTGATAAACGCATAATTCCTGACGAATTTGTAGATAACACAGATTACAACAATGAGTATAATCGAGTGACTATGTCATTGTTACAAGATAGTTTTGCTATCAAATCCTTGAATAGCGCTGGAGACATCATTGCTGGTATCAACGTTGGTGCAAACGGGAATAACCGTATCATTGGGAAGGCTACACATATTACTGGCGACACACTAATTGATAATGCGGTTATCAAGTCAGCCATGATTGATAAACTCAAGACTGCAAACTTCGAAGCTGGCTCAGTAACTACCAACATTTTAGGAGCTGAAGCAGTTACAGCAGAAAAGGTTAAATTTGACACTGCATTTATTCAACAACTAGTTTCACAACAAGCGTTCGTTGATGAGTTGTTTGCAAAACAAGCGACGATTACTAAGATACAGTCTATTGATTTAACAGCTAATCACATCAAGGGTGGGGTTCTCACGTCTTTAAATGGCAACTCAACATTTGATTTAAACGCTGGACGAATTCAAATGCAAAGTGGTGCAACAGGTTGGAGAACATCTTGGGACTCGAACGGGATAGCGTTTAGAGGTCCGAATAATGACGTTTGGGGCGCAATGGGTGGAGACTCTGCCGGTGGTGTTGGTATCTATATGCGTGGAAACCATGCTTTCAACCTAGTCGTGAACCACTCTGATAATGGTATAAACAACAGTTATACACCATTACGTGTAAAATACGGCGATGGAACATATCTTCAATTTTCACCGGGCGGTCCAAGCTACAATCTATTAAAGTTATTTAAAACTATCTTTGATAATTTTAAATATAATAATAGAACCTTTTATGAAATCAAATAGAACGAGGTAAAGAATGAACAAACAAGACAAAGTGATTAACGATTTAGCAATTCAATTAGCAAATAAAACGATTGAATGTGCTAATTACAAGGCTTTATATGAAGAAGCACTAGAACAAATCCAACAACTACAATTAGAGAAAGAAAAGGAAGAATGATATATGACATTTAAAGTTATCAACAAATACTTACAAGAAAGCAATCGCACATTCGTCGCGATTCGTCAAGAAACACCATATACGGCTTTTGACCGTGTTTTAGTCGGCGACCGTGTGAACGAATCAGACGAGATTTTAATTCAAGCAGTCCTCGGACAGGTTGCGACAGAATTAAACCCTGCCGATGGAGTGAAGAAATTACAAGAAGACTTGCATACTCAAGCTGAAAGCTACGAAGAAAAACTTGCTGAGAAAGATACGAAAATCGCAGAGGTCAAAGCCGTTGCAGATTGGGCAGTATTGGCTCGTGTAACAGACACAGAAAATCCACTCAACCCTGTTGTATTCAGACGTGGTCTTGAATTGGTGGATTTCGGTCAAACTGGTAAGACTTACCAACCACAAGAAATCTTCACAATTTTAAATCCGAACCATGTTGAGAAGTTCCAGGAAGGACAACGTGTCATGGTTCAAGTGAACGAACCATTCACATATCAAGGTGAAACACTTGAGCAACTTGAAGCACTTGAACAAAACGGTAAGCTAGGCATCTGGAAGTGGACTGAACCAAAACGAGAAAATCCATCAAGCGATTTAGACACTCAGCCAGTACAATAGACCACTGCTTTATGAAAGGGTGGTGGTTTAATATGGATTTTTAACTTTAATTGATAAACTCACGCCCGTTTTAATTGTGATAATCCCAAGTTACTTTTCTTTCAAAAGCACGAAGAACACAAAAGAAACTGAAAAACAGATAAATGTGCTTTCAGATAAAATCGGAGGGCTTGAAAAATCAGTTGGTGAGATCAATGAAATCGGACGAGAAAATCGTGATAATCTTTCTCTAATTGGGAAAGGTTTGCAACGGTTACAACGATTTCGATTGCAAGAAAACTTAAAAAAAGCAATTAGGCGCGGGCGAACAAATCAACATGAAATCGAGGAACTTTCAAAGCTTTATGAAAGCTATGTCGAACTGGGCGGAAATGGTGCTATTAAAATATTGTTTGAGAAGTTCCTTAAACTAGAAATTTTGGAGGAAAAATAATGAAAATTAACTGGAAATTACGTTTACAAAATAAAGTAACGCTTATCGCTTTATTGGGGGCAATCTTCCTTATGGCGCAACAATTCGGTCTTGAAATTCCTCAAAATTATCAAGACGGTTTAAATACATTCGTGTATATCCTTGTGTTGCTCGGTGTTGTTAACGACCCGACAACAGCTGGTCTGACTGACAGCACAAGAGCGCTTAAGTATCAAGAACCGAACGAAGATTAAACTAAAAAAGGAAGCCTTAGGGCTTCCTTTTTATTTTGTATGAAAGGGGGACAACCTTTGAAAAAAATCATTAAACGACAAGCTGGCGTTTGTGTCGATGTCCGAGATAAAGTTTACACAGTGAAAGAAGAATTTTATTCTCACGATAAAAACAACGCATTTATCGAGTTGCAACTGAATGGAGTCAACGCTGAAAAAATCATAGTGTTATTCCATTTTAAAACGACAAATCGCTTCTTGGAAGTGGTCGGGAATGTGACAGGAAATGTAGCGGTAGTACCATTCGATACTAGCTTAATTACAACCGATGAAATCGTGTATGGGTTTGTTTACGCTGAGAAAGTGGAACAATCTGCTGACATTTTAAAATTCTCTTTTGGTGTTCGTGTATCTGAAATTGATAAACACAGCGAATTGCCCGTTATCGAGAAAGAAACGAAAAGAATTGTAGCAATCACTGAGATTGTAACCAAAACGGAATTACAAGAAGCGCTCAGAAAAATTCGTGTCGCAGGTGGACAATATGACGATTCAGAAATCTTGCGACGTTTACAAGCACTTGAAACGAAATCAGAAATTGATACAAGCAGTTTTGCTACGAAACGAGAACTTGAAAGTAAAGCCGAACGTACCGAAATCAGTCGTATTTCAGCCGATATTGAAGCTTTAAAGACAAAGACGGATAAAGATACTGTCTATGATGACAGCGCCTTAAAACAACGTATATCATCGCTAGAATCAAAGCCAAATATTGACACAAGTAACTTTGCAACAAAGGATGAGTTGAGAAATATCTCATTAACTCCTGGGCCAAAAGGGGACAAGGGTGAAACTGGTGAACGCGGACCAATAGGACCACAAGGAGATACTGGACCAAGAGGAGCGGACGGACCTCAAGGGCCTATTGGACTTACTGGACCAAAAGGTGAAAATGGTCGTGATGGCGTTGGTATTCCTCAAAAGTTGACTTTATCAGGAAATACCTTAATTCTTTCGGACGGTGGCGGAAGTGTTAATTTACCGACAAACGCCACTCCAACACCTAGCAGAACAGGTCAATCAAACGAGTATGAAATCCACGGGACAGGAATGCCGAACGGGAAAGTCGCTGCACCAGTCGGAACAACATACGTCGATATAGCGGTTACAAATGGTGCTTTAAAGTGGATAAAACGCAAAGGGGATAACAATCAAGGCTGGGAAGTCTTAACTGGTGATACAGGTTGGAAACGGTTAAGTATATCGTCTGGATATCAACAATCCACTTTACGCGTGCGTAGAATTAATAATGTGGTAACTTATAAACTTGATGGATTGAACAAAGACTTATTTGGAATTGTTCGCCGTGGCGGCCCTGGCTATCTTGCACACGCATCGGACATCGAACGTAACGTTTATCTTTTATATAACAACAGAATACCAGTTGGATACCGTTCGGCAATGTCATTATCTGGTCAAATATTTGATGGTACGGGTAATCCGTACGGTTCATGGTTTTTTGGTGGAATAAATAACGGAAATTATTTTATGTTCCATTTTACAAATCCTGTACCAACCGACAATAATATTACCGATATTGTTGTATCTAATATATCTTACATTACTGATGACCCATGGCCGACAGTATAACAAGTGAGCCATGGCAAACAACATTACCATAAAAAGGAGGAATATAAATGGAAATTGATACAAGTAGATATAGAGAGGGATTACCTCAAATCGGTTATGCGCCTTATCGTCAAGTTCACGCGCATTCAACAGGTAATAGAAATTCAACAGCTCAGAACGAAGCAGACTACCACATGCGTAGACCTGTAGAATCTGGATTTTTCTCACACGTTGTAGGAAATGGACGCGTAATGCAAGTAGGTCCCGTAAATCAAGGTGCTTATGATGTAGGTGGTGGCTGGAACGCTGAAGGCTACGGACAGGTAGAATTGATTGAAAGTCATTCCACAATGGAAGAGTTTATGACGGACTATCGATTGTATGTAGAGTTATTACGTAACCTAGCCGATGAAGCAGGCATTCCAAAAACACTCGATTCAGACGATTTAGAAGGTATTAAAACACACTACTATTGCACATATAATCAACCCAACAATTACAGTGACCACGTAGACCCTTACCCTTATCTTGCTAAATGGGGTATTAGTCGTGAACAGTTCAAACGCGATATTGAACACGGTTTAGGCGAAATCAAAGAAGGATGGCAAAAGAATGCTACTGGATGGTGGTATCAAAGCAAAGACGGTAGCTATCCTAAAGATAAATGGCAATACATTAACGGCGTGTGGTATCTATTCGATGCTAGTGGTTATTGCGTCCTAAACAAATGGGTTAAACGTGCGGATGCGTGGTATTGGCTTGATAGTAGCGGTGCTATGGCTACTGGATGGAAAAAGATTAACAACGAATGGTATTTCTTCAGAGCAGACGGTGCGATGGTAACGGGATGGGTTAAATACGCAGACGAATGGTACCATTTAAACACTAGCAACGGATTCATGGAATCAAATGCTTTTGTTAAAGGTAAGGATGGATGGTACTATCTCAATGAAGATGGAACAATGGCAGAAAAACCAGAGTTTACAGTAGAACCAGACGGATTGATTACTGCAAAAGAAGTGCATAGATAATTAAAAAATATATAAAATAATGTATAAAAGCCTACCTTTCGGGGTAGGCTTTATTTTTTTGCATTTTTTCAAATTATTTTTAAGAAAAGTGTTGACAATATATGCCAAATAGGGTATAATATAATTGTAAGGAGGTGAGGGAATGGAAGAAAAAATCACAACTCTAGTAGCAATCGTTGGGATTGCGGTTGCAATATCAAAAGAGGCTAGAGAGTGGTACAAAGCCACAAAAAAAGAAAAACGACAAAACCCGATACGTAAAAGAAGGAAATGACGTTTTTCAAGAGGGGAAGGATAACTTCCCTCCCCTCAATTATATATAAGTAGAAAGAGGAAATCAAGATGAAACATATTATTATTATTTTAGTAGTAGCTTTAATCGTGTGGTATGCAGGGGAAAATAAAAAGGATAGCTAAATAGATTATTATTAAATATTATAAAAATAGGAGGATAATATGTTAAGAGCGGATGAAGAAAAAATACTATGGTTATTTGAGAATTATTCAGGATATCGAATCGCTAAAGAGAGCGGGGTTGCACAATCTGTAGTTGCACGGTTAATAATCGGGGATAGAGAATTGAAAAACGTTTCTTTTGAAACAGCAAGCAAACTGACTGAATGCGCAGAGAGGGTTATAAGAGATGACTTTAAACGATAAAAGCGGGCTATCACTAGCCCGCTTTTTTGTTCCGTATTTGTTCCGTAAATTCAGAAAACGTAAGAATCAACAAGAAGCGGAAACGTTGATATTATAATAAAAGTTAACGTTATGAAACGTCATGAAACATTAATCTTAGTTTGTAGGGGGCATTTTTTATGCTTATTTATAGGCTTTTCTAGGGGTTTTGTTCCGTGGATGTTCCGTGGGATAAAATCTTTA